ATTTTACCAGAGATTCTTATCCAAATACTGTAGATTATAAATTAATACCTTCTTTTAACGGACTATCATTAAGAGATTGTATCGATTTCCGCCCAAGAATTAATAATGCTGGTACTGAATTTTCTTCAACTGGAGCATCCGTATCATTAGTTCCAAAACGTGGTATCGATATTATCACAGATTTTGCATACTATCTCGCTCGTAAATCTAAAATTGCTTTAGATCTTTCTGGTAAATTTGTTTCTATTGATAGTGTTTCTTCGTTAAATCCAGGAGAACCAGCAGACCTTGCTCTTGGTTTAAGTTTGTATAGTTTAAATCTTGAGCCTTATACATTTGGAACGACTAGTGATAATGTTGTAGTTACTCGTTTTGATAACAAGCGTTATACGATGCGTGATATTGGAAAACTAGAAAAGCGTATTGATAACTTAGAATATTATACTTCATTATCATTATTAGAACAGCAAACAGAATCACTTGAAGTTATAGATTCAGATGGTGACACACGTTTTAAAAGAGGATTTATTGTAGATAACTTCTCTGGACATAATACTGGAGATACTACATCTCCAGATTATTTAAATTCTATTGATATGGAAAATGCTGAATTGCGTCCATTCTATTCAATGAATAATATTAATTTAGTAGAGAAAAACTCTACTGTTGAACAGCGTAATGCTGCAAATTATAAACTGTATGGTGATGTTATTACACTTCCAGTTGTTTCTAATATAAAACTTATTGAACAGCCTTATGCTACTCGTTTAGAAAACATTAATCCATTTGCAGTATTTACTTTCCTAGGTGATGTGAAAATTAATCCTTCTTCGGATGATTGGTTTGAAATTGATCGTCGTCCAGATTTAGTTATTGATGTTGAAGGTAATTACAATACAGTTAAAAATCTTGCTGAAAAGGCAGGGGTTCTTGGTTCTGTTTGGAATGCTTGGCAAACTTCATGGAGAGGAACTCCAGTAACCACTCAAGTCACCCAAAGATTTAGCGGGGAAGGTATAAGAGTAATAACTACAGAACAAACTGCAACTCAAGTTGGTCAAACTCGTACTGGTGTAAAAACAACACTTGTTACAAAAATTGATCGACAAGTTATCGGAGATCGTGTTCTTCAAACTGCTGTAATTCCATATATCCGTTCTAGAAATATATTAGTTCAGATTCAAAAATTAAAACCTTCTACTCGTTTTTATCCATTCTTTGATGGAATTGATATTGCACAGTATTGCACACCAGCTTCTAAAATTGTTTATGTTCCTGTGAGTGGTACATTTAATACTGATACTAATGTTGGTTTCCTTGCGACTTCTGCACCACGACGTATTGCTGGTGATGCCCAAGTTTGTTTAAATCGTGGTGATATTATTACAGGTGGCACTTCTGGAGCAACTGCAGTTGTAGTTGGAAAAGAATACAATCCAGATACTAATGCATATGCATTATTTGTAGTAAATATTATCGGAACATTTAGTACAGCTGAGACTATTACAGGATCAGTCTCTGGAGCAACAGGAACTGTTGGCACTAGAACACTTGCTTCTACTGGTGGAAATCTAGTATCTAATATTAATGGTGATTTACATCTACTATTCAATATTCCAAATACTGATGCATTAAGATTCCGTTGTGGTTCTCGTGAACTTAGACTTGTTGATGTACCTACATCAGATGGTTTATTTACTTCTCGTGCACGTGCTAACTATCATGCCGAGGGTATTTTAGAAACTCGTCAACAAACAGTGCACTCAGTTCGTAATGCTGAACTAGTTGAAGAACAACTGTCAGGAAACCAAGTTATTGTTCAGAATTCTGAACGAGTTGTTGCTGATAGTGGTTGGTTCGATCCTCTTGCTCAAACATTCTTAATCGAACAAAGGGGTGGATGTTTCTTATCTAAAGTTGATATATACTTTGCAACAAAAGATCTTACTATTCCAGTTATGTTAGAAATACGTGAAGTTGTAAATGGATATCCAGGAAAACTTGTTCTACCATTTTCTCGTGTAACACTAAAGCCAGAACAAGTTAATGCACCTGTAGCTGGTGACACCATCAATACAGCTGTATATAATACAGTTACATTAAATGGTACGACTGTTGCTAAGTGGGATGCACCTACAACATTCACATTTCCATCTCCAGTTTATGTTCAAGAAAATACTGAATATGCCATTGTTTTAGCATCTGATTCTAATGCTTATAATGTTTGGATATCTCAGGTTGGCGAACAAATGCCTGGAACTGCTCGTACAATTTCTGAACAACCTTATCTTGGTTCATTGTTTAAATCTCAAAATGCTTCTACATGGACAGCTGATCAAACACAAGACTTAAAGTTTGCATTATATCGTGCGCAATTTAATACTGGTGTGCAAGCAAACGTAGAATACGAAAATGATATAGTACCATTACAAACATTAGATATAGATCCATTTGAAACCAGAGTAGGACAAACCAAAGTTCGTGTTCATCATCGTGATCATGGTATTCCAGATGCATCTCGTGTGATTCTTAGTGGTGTCGCTGCAGCAGTTAATGGTATTCCAATCGCACAATTAAATACAACACATATTATTAGTGATGTAGATTTAGATTCTTATGTTATTACTGTAACCACAGCAGCTACTACATCTGGTTATGGTGGTGGCTCTGTTGTCAAAGCAACTAGAAATCTACAATATGATGGAGTTCATCCAGGAGTTCAGATTCAATCATTCTCAGATACAAAAGTAAGTGTTGGAATTAAAACAATTACTGGTAAATCTGTTGATTCTTCAACACAAACTGCATATAGTGCAGAAAATGTTTTTACTCCTATTCTTGCGAATGAAAACAATTACTTTTATGCACCAAGAATGGTTGCTTCTCAAATTAATGAAGAACAATCAAATGGCGGTAATAAATCGTTAACAATGAATGCTAAATTTAGTTCTACAAATGATGCGCTATCACCAATTCTAGATACTCATCGTACAAGTATGATTTTGTTTAGTAATAAAGTAAATACTCCATTAGAAACTAATACTAATGTCTCTGGATTAGATGATAATGTTATTCTAAGCAATCTTAATGGTGTAACTGTATCTGGATCTACTATAACAACTACTACTAGAAACGCACAATTCAAAACAGTCAATGTTGGTAAATACTTAACAATCGCTGGTGCTACTTCTGGAACTAGCACAAGACTTATTACTGCAGTTGCAGCTGATGGTTCTTCTATTACATTCTCTCAAGCACCTGTAGCAATTGTTGGTAATGCCACTTTAACTCAACGTGAAAGATTTGTTGATGAGATTGCTCCACACGATTCATCTACTTACAGTAAATATGTTACTAAAACTATAAATGTAGAAACTTCTAATTTCTTAAGAGTTAGATTTGCAGTAAACTTACCGTTAGGATCTGCAGTTGAAGTTTATTATAAAACTGCTGCGACAAATGCATCGTTTAATACTTTGAATTATACTTTGTTAACACCAGATAAAACAATTGTTAATTATAGCAATGGTTCAAATACATTTGTTGATGTTACATATTCTGGAAATGATCTGCCAGCGTTTGATACAGTAAAAGTAAAAATTGTAATGAAATCTACTAATTCATCTGAAGTTCCGAGAATTAAAGATTTACGTATTATCGCTTGCGCATAATGAATTTTGTAAAAATAAAAGATAGAGATAATCTGGTTAGAGATTTGTCTAGTGGAGCACTAATAAATACTAATGTAACAGAATATGAAAACTATCTTGCCAAAAAGAATAATAGTAAAGAGATGAAACAACAAATTACACAAAATTCTGATAAAATTAAACAAATTGAATCAGATGTATCAGAGATTAAGCAAATGCTTATTTCTTTAATTAATAAGGAACGATAATGGCAGTAATTGTACTAAGATCTGTTAAGGGGAGTCCTTTAACTATCGCAGAAGCTGACGCTAATTTCTTAAATTTAAATACAGATCTTGGCAGTAAAGTAAATATTACTGACTATACTGCTGCTGATGTTTTGACTAAGTTATTAACTGTAGATGGTCCAGGCTCAGGTTTAAATGCTGATTTATTAGATAACAAAAATTCTACTGAAGCTAACACGGCTAGCACTATAGTATCAAGAGATGCTTCTGGTAATTTTTCTGCTACTACTATTACTTCTAATTTGGTTGGTAACGTAACAGGTAATATTGTTGGTAATGGAACAGGTACTTGGACTGGTACTGCTACTAATCTTGCTGGTGTATTGGCAGTTGCTAATGGTGGAACTGGAGCTACTACTGTTGGTGATATTAAAACTTTACTTTCTTTAGATACTTTATCTACACAAAGTTCTTCTGCTGTTAGTATTACTGGTGGAACTATTAGTGGTATTACTGACTTAGCTATCGCTGATGGTGGTACTGGAGCAAGTACACAAGCAACAGCAAGAGTAAATCTTGGATTAAATATCGGTGTAGATGTACAAGCATATTCTGCATTGCTTTCTTCTGTTGCAGCGGTATCTACAACTGGAGTTGTAGTACATAATGCAGGAGCGATATCTACGTCATCTTTAACAGCTGGCACAAATATTAGTATAACAAATACTAATTTTGTAGGAAGTCCTACAATTTCTTTGATAGCCAGCCCAGCCTTAACAGGTACACCAACTGCTCCAACAGCAGCATCAAATAATAATACTACACAAATTGCAACTACGGCATTTGTTAAAACTGCTGTAGATAATGAGCTAGTTTCTCAACAAACTTATACTACTAATGCAGTTAATGCTATAGTTGGATTAGCAAAAGCTGCAGTTATATTTGATGGTAATAGTGGAACTATTATATCTGGAAGAAATGTAACATCAGTAACATCAAATGGTAGTGGACAATATAGTATCACTATTACAGCAGGTACATTTAGTTCTGCTAATTTTAACGCATACGTACTGTGTGCATCAAGTAATGCTGCTAATGCAAAATATGGTGTATTTGTTAATTCTACATCAACTTCTTTGATAATATTAACTGTACAACCCAGTGCTTTCGGAAATACTGCCCAAAGTGTTAATGGTGTTGTTAGAGTAGTAATGTTCGACTAAAGGGAAATAATGAATCATATTTTATATCTACAGCAAAATAATATTGTTGCTATTCTTAATGGCAGTGGTGGAACTTTACTTGCTGATTTAGAAAAACAAGTACCAGTTGGACTACCTTGGATTATAATAAAGTCAGAACAGTTGCCAGATCCTTTGCATCTAAATGTTTTCAGAGACTTTCTAACTGCCGATTTTGATAGTCCAGGACAACCAAATGTAAGACTTGATATCGAGAAATGCAAGAATTACGGAAAAGATTTGATAAGAGAATACAGAAAACCTAAATTTGCAGCAAACGATATTGTGCTTAGAGACGCTATGTTATCTAATGATACTTTAACTATAAAAACTGCTACCCTTGAAAGAAATCGTTTAAAAGATTTAACAAAAGTCCTAAATTATGTCTCTAGTGCAGAACAAATTTTAAAAGAACTAGAAGTCCTTGATATTAAGGTATAAAAATAAATGACTACAATTACAACAAGACAAACTGGAACTACAGGTGTTCTGGGAGTTACACGAAAAAATGCGCCACTAAATAATACTGAAATTGATACTAATTTTATTAATTTAAATAATAACAAATTAGAAGTTGCCAATAATCTTAGTGATGTAAATAGCACTTCTCAAACTCGCACCAATCTTGGGCTTGTGATTGGTACCGATGTGCAAGCATTTAATACAAATTTATCAGCATTATCTTCTCTAGCCACTCATGGAATTTATGTAAAAACTGCATCTGGAACATCAACTGCTAGATCAATAACTGGTGCTGCGAATGAAGTTGTTATAGCAAATGCTGATGGAATCGCTGGGAATATCTCTGTAACATTGGGTTCTAATATCCCAAGACTAAATTCTGCGACTAGTGTATTTTCTGGAGATATAACTGCAGCAAACTTTAACGCTTCTTCAGATAATAGATTAAAGCACAACGTATCTGATCTGTCTAATTGTATTGATACTTTAAAACAGATAAATGGCAGAGGGTTTACTTGGAATAATACCAATAAAAAGTCATTTGGTGTTATTGCACAAGAATTAGAATTAATTTTACCTGAATTGGTTCAGGACCAAGATGGAGTTAAAGCTGTTAATTACCTTGGTTTAATTGCATTTTTAATAAATGCTGTACATGAATTAGATAAAAAAATCGAAGATCTGAAATTAAATAGTTTATAAATAATAGTTATAGCCGAGTTCTAAGGGAGCGAAGATGGCCATCAAAATTCAGAATACTACTATTGTCGATGACAATAGGAACAGTACTCTATTAAGCCTAGTCGTCCAGCAAAATGCTGGAGGCACTGGTGCGTCTTTTATAAAAATTCCCTATTATGTAGACTCGACTGCTAGAGATGTAGCTATTACTGTACCAACTGTTGGTATGGTGGCTTTTGTTGGATCTCTTTTTCAGGGTTACGATGGAACTAAATGGGATTCTATTGCTGGTGCAGCATTGGATGAAGCGTTAGTCGTTGCAATTATGGGCTTATAAATAAATCGGAGAAAAATAAATGGCAGTTAATATTTCATCACTAGAATCAGTTATTCAATCAAAATTAAACGCTCTTACTGTTAACAGTGATAGTAAAGAAGTCATCTACTTATCTAAAGCATTAGAGTCTTTAGATAGTGGTATTATGACTAGCTACGCACTATTTTCAGGATTGCCATCTGCAGCAACAAGTACAGGAAGAGTTGTGTATGTTACAGATACTGCACGTGTTTATTACTCAAATGGATCTGCATGGATAACATTATCAACAGCACAAAATCCAAACTTTTCTATTAATACTGTAGGTGTTGAATCTTTAGAAACTGAAGATTTTTTAACAATTACTGCTGCTGTAGTTAATACAGAAGATCGTGATTTAATCACAACTGCAGTATCTTCTACTGAAGATTTCTTTCAGTTATCTTTGGTAAATAAAGGAACTCAAGGCGATATTTTTATTGATCCTACTTATTTTACATTTACAATTTACGATGGTGTTACACGTGCTGGTGTTAAACACATGGCAGCTTCTAGAAATAATCTAGACTTTGATAACATGAACTCAGCCCAACAAGGTTTTGTTCATTTGCTTAAAACTACAGATACATTAGTACCTCAAGGAACACCAACTCCAATACCATTTGATTCAGCTAGAATATTAGATACTCGTCTTGGTACATTTAGTGGTGGATATTTTACTACTAATTTCGAAGGATGGTATCTTATTCATCTTTCTATCTTTTCTGACGCTGATGTTTATTTTGCTTTTGGTGGAAGTCAATCTCCGATAGATAATAAAACAGTAACATTTGCCAATAATGAAGTATATGCAAATCGTATGGTTTATTTAAATAAATTTGAAATATTAAGATTGTATGCAATGTGTGATGGTATTGGTACTCTAGTTAATCGTACAATTAGAGCAACTGACTATAACCATCCAAATTTATCACAAATGACTTTACAGTATATTGGAAAATAAGGATAATATATGTCAAAACAAGTAAGATTTAGAAGAGGAACTACTGCACAGCATTCCGTTTTTACTGGACCAGCAGGAGAAGTTACTGTAGATACAGATAAAAATTCATTAGTAGTTCAGGATGGTGTCACAGCAGGTGGAATAGTTTTACAACGGGCAGATCGTCCACGTGGATTTACTTTACAAGAACTATTTACTGCAAATGGTACTTATAGTATCACTGGTAAAACAGACCTAAAACGTATTATTGTTCATTGCGTTGGCGGTGGTGGTGGTGGCGGTAGTGCTTCTCAATGTGGTGGTGGAGAAGGTGGAGTTGGATTTGTTGTTATCGAAGCAACTGCACTATCAGCTTCTACTGCAGTAACTATTGGTGCTGCTGCTGGTGCCAACGTCGCTGGTAATACTTCATCATTTGGTACTTTTATAAGTTGCAGTGGTGGACAAGCAGGTAATAGAGCTTCTTCTGGAGCAGGTGCAGCAGGTGGAGTAGCTACTGGAACTGGTGTTGTGAATTTAGGAGCCCAAGGCAGTGTTGGTGGAACAGATCAAGGATCTGGACAAGGTCGTGGCGGTGGCATAGGTGGTGGAAACTCAGGACAAGCAGGTAAAAATGGTGGCGGTGGTGGTCCAACTGCTTCTGGTGGCGCTGGATCTATAAGAATCCAAGAAATTTATGGATTTGTATAATAATCAACAGGAATAATATATGTCAAAACAAGTAAGATTTAGAAGAGGAACTACTGCTCAACATGCTACATTTACTGGAATAGCAGGAGAAGTTACAGTAGACACGGACAAGAAAACAGTAGTAGTCCATAACGGTACTACTGCTGGTGGAATACCAATGGCTAGAGCAGATCGTCCACGTGGCTTTACTAGACAAGAAATTTTTACTGCTGGTGGAACTCCTTATAGTATTGTTGGTAAGACAGATCTAAAACGCATTAGAGTTACTTGCTACGGTGGTGGTGGTGGCGGTGGTGGAAATTCTGGTGGTGGTGGTGGCGGTGTTTCACAAACAGTACTACTTGTTACAGATATAACAAACTCTACTGCAATAACTATTGGT